GGATCATCACATAGATTTTAATAAATTGATAAGTCTTTATTGATATTATTGAACCAATAATATTCAATAGCTGTGGTAAACATTAATAACGTCAACATATATTTTAATATAATAATTAAAAAGAAAATGTCAAATGAGTAATTGCTCACATTTAACAAAATTAAACAATCAAGCGATGATTAACAATCAGATGATTACAATAAATTCCATTAAATTAAAGAAGTTAATGTAAGAGACCCATACGGTATAGAGAAATTTAAATACAATTAATAGACAAGTGATAAGTAACAACGTAAAATTTTAAATTATAAACAAACACTAAAATTGGACCCATCTATTAATGCTTTGAATATCATAAATTATGATTTACCACCTGTACGGGTGCCGAATATAATTGTTTTACATGATAAAAAGAGTTAATTATAATATACTTATTATGAAAGTTATCAACATGCGTTAGATTACTATGAAGATTATCAATAATTGTTTATTCCGTTAGAAAGAACATTAATATTTAGAGATGTAGATTTGTTTGAAGATGTTAAACTATTCAGGCCAGCCAATAAGGAATGTCGATTTTATTTAAAAGGACCAATTGGAGAATATACCACTAAATTTTATGATTCTATGACTCCTTATCCTGAATAATCTAGAATGATGATTCAAGATTAATTAAATAGCAATGCTAACACAGTATCTGGAAGAGTTGGCTCAAAATAATTGTTAAGAAGACATAGAATACCTTAAGATAAGTTGTTTGAAGAATTCGTTCAAACTTACTTTCATAAGAATTGGTAAAGTTACGTAAAAAATTACTTGAAACCATAAAATTTATTAACTATAGACATAAATGAATCTAAAAAATGGTTGAATCAATTCCCTGATGTAATAAAAAGGCATAAAGATTTAACTAAGTTCTTTTCTAACTTAATCAGTACAACACCAATAAGTGATATAAATTTTCATTTAAAAAGTGAATCATTGGTAAAAGAAAATGCAATAAATCACCAGTCTCAATAACAACCACGACCCATATTATGGTAACGATATGCAGTAGCAGCACTGTTTTCACCAATATTTACAACAGCCAAATAACGATTTAAAAGTTTGTTAAATAAGTTTATAATTTACACAGATGGTCTAACGCCTTAACAAGTTAATTAACTATTGAGATAATACCCTTCCAGTGAATGGTTTTATGAAAACGATTTGACTAAACAAGATAGATAAACAGATCAACCAATTATACAATTTGAAATGTACATATACACATTATTAGGTGTACACCCAAATATTGTAAAGTGGTGGTCTACAGTTCATGGAAATTACAGATTTAAAGGTTCAAATGTTTGGGGTGGATTGAAAGGCATGAGAACCAC